GCTGTTAATGAAACTGTTGAGTTTGTAGATGATATTTATGATTATGCTGTTGGTAATCCATACGATAATAATGAGCTTATAGATCTACAGGCATTAGGTCTTGAAATAAAAGGTGATAAAGAAGATTGGGCATATACCGTACCACAAGCCATAACACAATTCTTATTACCTGCTGGTGCTATCAGTAAAGGATTGAAAGGTACAAAGCTAGTAGGAATGAATAATGCGTGGGTAAGAAATGCTTTCGCAGGTTTTATTACCGATGCTGTAGTGCAAGATCCTTATGAAGAAAACTTGTTCAATATGATTGACAAGCATCCAAGACTAGCAACCCCTATTAGTGACGTGTTAAAAGCAAAGACACCAGAAGAGATAGGTGTAGCTGAAGCAAGATTAAGACAAGCAGGTGGTGGTTTATTAGCAGGTGAAGCTCTTACTGCTTTTGGTGTAGGTGTGAAAGCTATAAAGAAAACACCTGAGTTATATGAAAGAGTAATTAAAAGATTATCAAGACGAGATGAAATATTAATGACAGATAATGTTGTTGATAATCTTGGTGATGAAATAATTGATGATTTAAATCTTCCTAACAAAATTGTAAAAGAAGGAGACAAAGTAGAAACCACATTTAATCCTAAATTTACAGGTGGTGGTGATCCTGATGTACAAAAACTTATACTTGATGAAGCAGACAAATTAAAAGAACTTGATGCTAATAATGCTTGGCCTTACAAAAGAACTTTTAAAGATATGGTTCAATCTGCAAATAGTTTATTACCACAGGAAACCATAGAGTCTGCAAGATTATTTAACGCTAGATATGGCAGAGGTGGAGAAGAAGATTTACCTGCAACATTAATAGCTATGAATAAATTAATGAATAAAAACGCTATTAATTTAGCATCATTAGCAAAAACCATAGATGAAACTTTAGCTACAGGTAATAAAGGTGGTTTAACTAAAGAATTAAAAGAACAATTCATTACAGAAGCAAAAGTATTAGATGGTCTTATTACTCTTAACAAACCTTTAAAAACAGTACCAGCACAAACACTAGCTGCTAACAGAGCAGGTGGAGGGGTGGGTAATCTAGCAGCTTCTATAGATGATTTAGCAGGTAGAACACCAGCAGAAAAAGCAATAGATCAAGCTACTGATATTAGAGGAACAGTAAAAGAACCAACTGATCCATTAGGTGAGTTTTCTATTAAAGAAATAATAGAAGCTGCTGAAAAAGGTGATAAGGCATCATGGAAGAGACTAAGACTAATTACTAAGAAACTACAAGCTGCACAAGGTAATCCTCAAGCCTTGCAAAAAATGGCTAGTGAAAATAAATTAATGAGAGGAGTAAAAATACAAAATGAGATTTTTATAAATTCAATATTGTCAGGTCCAGAAACACACGCAGTAAATATTATGTCTACTGCTTTAAATACTTTGGCTAGACCATTAGAAAACACTTTAGGTTCTGTTTCTCGTCAAGGATTTGATCAAATGCAGGCTATGCGAGGTGGTAAGGAACTCTATTACCTTATGTCATCTATTACTGATTCATTAAAAGCAGCAAAACTATCTTTTCAAATAGAGGATAATATTATTAATCCTGGTGCAATGATACAAGAAGCTGATCGTTTTCAAATAAGAATGGAGGGAGATGGAAATTTAGCAAATATTGTAAATGGATTAGGTACTATTATTCGTTTACCAGGTAGATTTTTATTAGCAGAGGATGAATTTTTTAAACAACTTAATTTTAGAGCTTATGTAAAAGCTAGTGCTTGGGAAGATGGCATGAGAAAAGGTTTGCAAGGTGCTGATTTACAAAAACATATACAAGAACAATTTGATGGCACTATTGAAATTGTAAATAAAAACAGCATGGCAAATGTCAAAGACAAATCTGTTTTAGATCTATACGATAAAGCACAAAAATATGCTGCTGAGACAACATTTACTGCTGATCTACCAGAAGGTAGTTTAGGTCGTGCAATACAAGGAGTATCACAACATCCTTTTGGAAGAGTGGTATTACCTTTTGTAAGAACACCAGTAAATATATTTAAAGCACAGGTAAGGAGAACACCTGGAGTAAATATGGCTTTGAAAGAATATAGACAAGCACTAAAAAGTACTGATCCATCTGTGGCAGCAAAAGCAAGAGGTGAAATGTATTTAGGTGGTGCAATATGGAGTATTGCTGGTGCTACAGCATTTGCAATTAATGATCCTATGTCAGAATTAGCAATAACTGGTGGTGGCCCTTCTGACTTTAATATGCTTAATCAAAAACGTGCTACACGTTGGCAACCATATAGTTTTAGGTTTCTTTTAAAAGATGAAGATGGTAATATACGCATGGGTAAAGATGGTAAACCTAGATATAAATATGTCAGTTTTAGAAGATTAGATCCTTGGTCTTCTTTTCTTATGATGGCTGCTGATGCAGCATCTATAACAGGCGGTCTTAGCCAACAAGATCGTGATGATTTTGGTGTTGCTGCTTCTGTTGCATTAGGTCGTAATATTACAAACAAAACTTATTTACAAGGTATTACTGAACTTGCTGATTTGTTAGGAAAACCACAATTTTTTCAAAACTGGCTTGCTAGAAGAGCAGCAGCTACTGTCAATCCATTTAGTTCGCTTGGTAGATCAGTCAAAAGAAATGTAACTTCTGATAAAGAAATATTAGATAAAAAGACAAGAGCAGGTGATGACAACTTCGTATGGTTGAGAAAGTTTCATAATGAATTAACAACAACAATACCTGGCTATAGTGGTGGTCTCAGGCCAATGAGAAACTTTATAACTGGTTCTATCATTGAATACCCAGTTGGCTTTGGCCCTGATACTATGAGTGTTCTTAATCCAATCAAAGAAACAAGTAGTATCAATAACAATGTTCTTACAACACTTGATGATATTGGTGCAAGGATAACTCAACCTTCAGATGAATTAACATTGGGTAATTTACCAAGTGGTTCTCCTGTAGGAAGTGGTATTGAACTAACTTACGATGAGCATTTAGATCTTATTGAAGAAACTGCTTTTGCAAAAATTAATGGCGTAACTATGGTTAGAGCATTGCATAACCGCATACAACAAAAAGATTTTCAAGCTTTAATGAAAAGTGTAAGAGGTGAAATGATTGAACAAAACAACATGGATATAGAAGTTCAAGCACAAGAAGCTAATCGTGATTTAGCAGAAGATATTATAAGAGATATAGTAAATAAATACAAAAAAGTTGGTAAACAAATATGGCTAAGTAAAAATAAAGAACGTGCTTTAGAATACGCAAGAGTTCAAGCTGCTATAAAGAGAGAAGCAGGTAATGACAATCTTGAGTCATTAAAACTTCTTAATTCTCCTTCTAACTAATCATGGCTACTAACACTGCTGCATCTTTTACAAACCATACTGGTAATGGTACTGCTGGTCCTTTCGCTATATCTTTTTCTTACATAAAAGATACTGATGTTGATGTAACAGTAGGAGGTGTTTTAAAAACTCTTTCTACTCATTACACTTTTACCAGTGCAACACAA